CTTGAGGGCCATGTACGCATAAGTCCATCGGCAGAGTAATGAAGGTTCTCTTCCAAAGTTCTGAAATTGTTTGACTCATGTTGGCATTGTCCTATAAAAGAAGCTTGACGCTGGGTCGTGCTAATGTTGTATTTAATAAAAGTATCGATTAATGGCTTCAACCATTTCTCATCAATACCGAGGGCTTTAAGTTGATCAATGTTCATAGATTTTTATTTGAGACTGAATCCAGTCTTGGGTTGATTGGAGTTGTTGGGTTGTGATTGTGCATTGTTCGGCAACATCCAAGACGTTATGGGTTTCTCCATTAATTGTGATGGTGGCTGTGGGAACGCTGGACACTGCACCGCTACTGGTGTCGTGCTGCATCCTGCTATACATAGAGTGAATATTAGCAATCCTAGCTTCATACGCATCGGCTACTCCTTTATTAATTAATTCCGATTCTTTCTGTTTGGCTGCGACATCATCTGCTTGTTTCTGCGCCACAATAGCTTGCTGATCCAGATAATGCTCAAAACGCAAATGCTCAACGTAATAACCGCTAAATACAAGAGCAAGATATAGTGCAATTTTGTAGTAACCACTAAAGCCGCCTGTGAAAAGAGAGATTAAAAAACTCATTGTGGTTCTGGCTCCGAATCACGCTTCATCATTACAGCAGCGCCATGAGCGCCCGAAAGAATGCCGATGGCTTGAGCAAAATTCATTAGGTCAATATTGCCATTATGAATAGCATCCCACATAGCGCCAACAATCGTGGCCAGTGTGGTAGTGACCCAAGACCAGCGAGCTACGTCATGCGTTTCGTTATCTTTACCCGTCAATAAATGTCTTAAAATTTCTACCATTTGTAACCCCAAGTTAAATACCAAGCTATAATTGCCGCTGCTAAAAAACAAAAAAACTGAACTCTACGCACTTCGTTTAAATCATGTTGGAACTCTTCGTTTTCTTTGCGTTCCATATTTTCTATATCTAATTTAATTCTTAATACTGCATCCCACTCTTTAGCACCATACTTCTTTACAAAATCAATCTTTAATTTTGCTTCTTCTTCGCTAATTTGTTTCTTTTGTTTCCAATCTTCCAATGCTTTTATTAGCGCATTTTGCTTTCTAAATTCTGCTTCTCGCCTTGCTCTAATTCGCTCTTGAGCTTTTTGGTGGGCTACGGCTGTTCCGTCTTTTTGGATGCCCTCAATGCTTTTGGATAGCTTTTTACTAGCCTCCCGACTTGCATCTAGGCTACCGCTTAGAGTCTTTACTCCTTCGGTCAAACCAAACGGATCTGCCATAGCTCACTTTTACTTTGCCTTCTTTACAGTCTTTTTAACAACCGCTTTAGTCCGTGTGGTGGCTTTCTTTAAAGAAGGCTTGCGCTTTGGGCGGGGTTCAAAATCCTCGCTTACTTCTTTAGGGATAGGAAAGGGCCAAGCAGCTATTTCAGCAGGGTCTGGTTCAAACTTACTTAGCGCCCATTGCAAGGCTTTTTTAATATGTTTTTTCATTACGCTTCTCCATTAATAATGGCGGTTGATGTTTCTCTATCTAAAGTCATAAAACCATAACAACTTATATTCCAATCAAATCCATCTGTTGCATCTACTGCTGGTACATTAATTTTAAAATGTTTTACTAAATACTCTTGTCCGTTTTCAAATACTCTCCAGGCGTGATCTTTTGTCCCTCTACCCGGTTCGCCTCGGCTTTTGTTAAACCGAATTAAATAGTGATTCATTAAATATACTTACCGCCTGCCCAAGCATTAAAAAATACTGTGCCATCTTCTAATGCTTCGATTTCGTGCCATTCATTTGCAACTAAACTAATTGGCTGTGATGCTGGGGTAATAATCAGTTCACGGTTTTCTTTGCGAACTATACAAGACCCAGCACAACAAGCAGTTGCATGTGAAAACAAGTGACTATGTTTTGGTAATCCTTCACCTTTATTGCAGTGATATATTGCTATTGATCCAGCATCATATTCAAAACTATGGGTAGGTGCTTTATTAATAATCATTACACTACCGTTGTACCTACTGTTTGTGGCTGGTTATTTTTAGCGTTTGCAGTCACAGATGCATTTTCTGCTACTTTAGTGTTGTAAACGTTTACACAATTATTTGCCCAATCAGGGAGGGAACTAATTACTTGATTTGCTGGGTGATGCCCATTAGCCTCAGTTTTAAATTCAATCCACCCCAAATTAACTTTCCATTGTAATGCATGAACATTTACTGGAATACCGCAAGCAGATAAATTTAAGCCAGCAAGTGCTGCCCCATCTATATAAACTGCATTGTCTTCGTTAATAATTGTTAAATTCATTTGTTGCTCCCAATATATTTAGGTTCTTCAATAATTTGCGCTACTTTTGCTGTTTCCAATAAAATTCTTTGCGATGCTTCATTTGCTTTAACCATTTCATTTCTAAAACTTTCTACCGCTGCACCAGTCTGTCTTTGTTGTTGAGCATTTTCAATTAACATCACTGGCAACCAAGCCATAGAGCAACCCCACTCATTCATATCTGTACCAGTTTGTGGGTGCTTCCCTTTAACTTCAATAAACCATGAACAATCCCATAATTTGCATGGCTCAAAGTTATTTAAGGGGCAGTTCGATTTAGACTCTAGTTTCACTTTTTTCCTTTTAGTTTTTAGTTGCAATAATATGATCTACATACTGTACTGCTAATGTTATTGTTGAAGATGATGCTGAACCAGAAATAGAGTGGTTGTGTGAACCACCGCCCCCTGTGCTAGTAGTTGTAGTAGTGCCAGCACCATAAAAATATGGTCTATTTCCGCAATTTAATGAACCAGTGCATATTGAACCAGTAAAGCTATGACTATGACTTGGTATCTGTCCAGTAGACAATGTTGTTGCACCAGCAGATAAGCCAGATACGTTAATACTTGGAGTTTGGTTAGTAAAACAAGTGCTAAAACCAGAAGATCCGCCACTAGAAGCTGTTCCGCTAACAATGCGTATTGCATAGTCATTATAAGTAGTTACTTTAGTCCATCCAGTGGGTGCAGAGGTTTGCTGAAAAAGCATAGCCGAACCAGATGGAATTGGGTTTGTAGACAGTGTGGATGAATCACTAAAAGTGATAACTGATCCGCTCATTGAGATTGACATATATTGCTCCTAAATTATGGGGTTGTTCCAGCAGTTACTGTGCCAAGTAAGTTGAGATTTCCAGCGGAATCTATTGATGCTACGTTATTGCCACCGTAGTTAAAATACATTTTTGAACCACTAAATGACACAAGCCAATTACCAGACTGCATAGTTGTTGCACCACCGTTAAATGTAAAAGCAGTATAAAAACCAATACCATTTCCGCTTACGTTTGCAGCATCACAATATACTAATTGCACACCGCTAGGTTGAACTATATAAGAAACAGCGCCACCAGAAACCGTCATCGCTACAGTAGTAGCAGTATTGTTAACAACGGTATAAATTTTATTTTGTGCTGGAGCGGTAATAGTTACAGCACCACCGGGAGATCCATTAAAAATTAATACTGCATTACGAGCATCATCTAATACACCGTTTAAATTAGTTAAGGTATACGATGTTAAACCCGTTAAGTTAATTGCTGTAACCCCAGTAATTGCTTGCTCAAGCAAAGTACCTAAATTGGTATTAGTGGTCGTACCCCAAACTCCCGATTGGTCTCCAGTACCAAGTAGGGCTAATTTAAGCGATGGTGAATACGTAGTTGTCATAAAATTCCTTATTGCCCGTCAGGTATTACTATCCAAGTCGGGGTTTGAGCGTTGTTTATTTTAATCCATCCAGATTCATTTGGCGAGTCCGCAAAAGTTGCGTTTTCAAATATAGCTCCCGCAAAAGCAGCAACAACAGTTTCTTGATCTGCTGGATTAATATTTTCTGATATTATACTAGCAAAGTTAGCAACCACTGACTCTTTATCTGCTGTGGTTAAGTTTTCAGTTATTACCGTATTAAAAATCTTAGTTCCTACTGGACTATCTACGGCGCTGATTCCTTCGGAAATAACTGAGCTGAAGTTGGCTATTACGGATTCAATATCTGCATCAGCGGAAATACCTTCGTTTGTATTGACAATAAATACGGTAATGCCTACATCAATATCAGATTCTGAAATAATTTGTTCTACTACAATTACCGCATAAGTCTGTGCAGGTTTTGGTATAGAGTCGGTAAAATTACTAATCGCTTCTGAAATCACAACCCCATAAGTAATGCTGCCAGTATTAGGGTCTGTAAAATTGTTAATTGCTTCCGATATAGAGCTACTAAATGTAGCAATTACAGACTCGATATCCGAATCAGAAGTAATAGCTTCGCTAACAGAGCCGCCATAAATATTGCTTTTAAAAGCATTAAATGGCGCTTGAGCAAAGGTTGTTAAACCAAACATTACTCACCCTTCAATGCTTTAACTTCTGCTGATAATTCCTTAACTGCCTCAATTAATAAACCAATAATACTTCCATAAGATACTGATTTATAACCATATTCTGTATCATCAGTAGAAACTACTTCTGGCAAAATGCGCTCTACCTCTTGAGCAATTAAACCGATTTCGGGTTTGCCATTACGTATATAAGAAACACCCCGCATGGTTTCTACTTTTTGCAAAGCATTTTCAATAGTTTTTATATCCTGCTTTAAACGCTCATCAGATGTCGCTGAAAAAATAGTTGCTACTACAGTTCCAGTAGATGGGTTAAATGTAAAACCTGTATTTACGTTATCAATGCTGGTTGTGCCGCTAGTGGCACTTTGGAACCCAACGTAATAAGTAGCATTATTAGTTACTGGAGTAATGGTTAAACCAGAAGATACTGTCCCCCAAGTAGGCGCAGAAGAAGAACCAGATGAAATTAATACCTGTCCAGAGGTTCCGTAATTTCCACTAAAACCTACAGCACTTGAACTATTAATAGTTAC